AAAGAGGCCAAGCGACGCTTGGCTTCTCAATCGAACAGCGCGTTACTACGGGTGTCGCAACGATCAATCCACAGGAGTAGCCACCATGACAAAGAGCCAGATTCCCGCCACCCAGAACGATACTTGGGGCTTTTGGGGAACGATGAACGAGCATGATGATGCTGCTTGGCCCTTGGCGATGAACGCTGTCTCAGACGCCACTGGCCAGTCCCTCGAGTCAGCTCGGATCTTCCTCGATAGCCGCCACGGTCGCCACTTTGCTGATGACGTGCAAAACGGCCTCTACGCTGGTGCCACCCTGACCGATGCAGTCAACACCGCCACCCAACGTTGGATGGGGTGGACGATCGGCCGCCAGACAGCCAAGCAGTACGGCATCCCCAAGGGCATGCCCTACCTGACGGGCTTTGTGATTCACTGCGAGATCGCTGAGGAAAGTTCCCCCGCCTGATCGAAGGCTACACCGTCCGCCTCGCGGGTGGCCTGCTGTCCAGTCCAATCCTGCCAGCGACGCACGATTACATCGGCGTACTTGGGATCAAGCTCTATCAGCCGTGCCTTACGACCTGACTTCTCGGCCGCGATCAGCGTCGTGCCTGAACCGCCAAATGGGTCGAGCACTACATCGCCCGGGCGACTTGAGTTGCGAATGCCCCGCTCGACCAGCTCCACCGGTTTCATCGTTGGGTGCAAGTCGTTTACGCGCGGCTTGTTGAAGTGCCACACATCCCCCTGGTCGCGGTCGCCACACCAGTGGCGGGTCGCGCCCTCTGGCCAACCGTAGAGGATCGGCTCGTACTGGCGCTGGTAATCCGAGCGCCCGAGCGTGAAAGTGTTCTTGGCCCAGATGATGAAGGTCGACCATTTGCCGCCGGCAGCACGAAAGGCAGACTGCAGTGTGTCGAGTTCGCTAGAGGACATCGCAACGTAGACTGCGCCATCGCACCTTGCCAGCGCCGGCTTGAAAGCCGCTAACAAGAATTTCTGGAATCCATCCCCGAGGTTGTCGTTCAGGATCGGGCGATTCGTGCCGCGCAGCTTGTCCTTGGCTGTGTTGGCATAGTCCACGTTATAGGGTGGATCTTGGAAGATCATCGCCACCCGATCGTTGCCGAGCAGCGTGTCGTAGCTCGTGGCCTCAGTGCTGTCGCCGCACAGCAGTCGGTGCTGCCCGCACATCCAGACGTCGCCCGGCTTGGACACCGGAATGACCGGCACCTCGGGCGCAGCATCCTCATCGGTCTGACCCTCGGTAGTGGTTTCTTCGCCGGCCATGATCTCCAGCAGTTCGTCGGCATCGAAGCCGGTGAGTGCCAGGTCAAAGTTGGCCTCCTGCAGGTCGGCCAGCTCCAGGCGCAACAGTTCATCATCCCACCCAGCGTTCTCGGCAATCTTGTTGTCCGCGATCACCAGAGCCCGGCGCTGGGTTGGGGTGAGGTGCTCCAGCACCACCACGGGCACGGTCGCCAGAGCGAGCTTTCGCGCCGCCGCCAAACGACCATGACCAGCAACAATTACGCCGTCCGACCCAGCCAGGATTGGCGCTGTGAACCCAAATTCAGCGATGCTCGCCGCGATCTGCGCAATCTGCTCTTCAGAGTGGGTTCGAGCATTTCGGATGTAGGGCAGTAGGCGCTCGATGGGCCAGTGCTCCAGTTTGTCAGCGAGCCAGGCTTGCATCGTTGTTCTCCAATCGTTCGTGTTCGACCTCGGCAAAGGTCTGTCCGGTGGCCAGCAAGGTCACCGGGATGTCGGAGTGCTTCTGTTGGAAGCGCTTGACCGCCACATCGGTGTAGGCCGGGGCGAGTTCGATGGCGCGGGCCTGGCGTCCGGTTTTCTGGGCGGCCAGGATCGTGGTGCCGGAACCACCAAAGGGCTCGAACACGATCTCGCCCGGATTCGAGTACGCCAGCAAGATGTGCTCAGGCAGGGCCACCGGAAACACGGCCGGATGGTCGATGTCGCGGCCGATCTTGCCCTTGTGGCGCATGATCCGGATCACGCTGTCCGGGATGCGATAGTCCTGGGTGGGCTGCCCGGCGTGGGTCCAGCCCCCGACTTCGCCGTCCTTGCCACGCATCGCGGTCGACGACCCGTCAGCGCGCAAATGCGAGTCCTGACCGGCGTGCTTGCACGGCACGATCTTGTTGGGCTTGCGGCTTTCGCGGTTGAAGTGGAAGACAAACTCGAAGCTGGGGGCCAGGCGCCCGGCCCAGTCGCCCGGCATCCCCGGTCCCTGGTCCCAGACGTACCAACCAAAGCGCCGCCAGCCATTGGTACGCATCCAGGCGAGCCAGCCGTCCCAGTACGGGATGACCTCGTTGTCGCGGTGGATCAGCCCCAGGTTCACCAGCACCTGACCATCCATGGCCATCGGCAAGTTGGCGAAGACGCCGCGCATCAGCGCATCCCAATCGGCGATGCCTTGCGTGTAGTCACGCTGCTGGCCGTAGGGTGGGCTGGTGAAACACAGGCGAGCAGTGTCGCCGGCCATCAGGGCCGCGACCACGGCGGGGTCAGTCGAGTCGCCACAAATCAGGCGGTGGACACCCAGCTGCCAGACGTCGCCTGTGCGGCTGACCGGGGTAGCTGGTGCCTCCGGAATGTCCTCGTCGACGGGTTCGCCAATGGGGGAATCCTCATCGGCACTCTCAGCCTCTTCGATATTGCCAAGCAGATCGGCGAGTTCCTCATCGCTGAATCCGGTCAATGCCAGATCGAAGCCTTCCGCCGACAAGTCAGCCAACTCGACAGAGAGCAGTTCCTGATCCCAGCCGGCCTGCAAGGCCAGCTGGTTATCGGCCAGGATGTAGGCACGGCGCTGGGTCGGTGTCAGGTGGTCGAGCACCACCACAGGCACGGCGTCCAGTTGGAGTTTTCTGGCGGCGGCTAAGCGACCGTGGCCGGCAAGAATGCCGCCGTCTTCCGACACCAGAAGCGGCGCGGTAAAACCGAACTCGACGATGCTGGCGGCGATTTGCGCCACCTGCGCATCCGAGTGTGTGCGGGCATTCTTGGCGTAGGGCGTCAGTCGTTCCAGTGGCCACATCTCGATGCGGCTGGCCATGGTGGGTGTGACGGTCATCGGGAGAGTTCCTCCAAGGCTTCGCGGATCGCATCCATCAGCAGGTCTTCCACCACTCGCTGGTCGGGTTGTGCGACCACCGCCGCCACTATCTGCGGGGCGAGCTTGCGAGGGATTTGCTGGATGCGGTCACGTAGCAGCCGCGCGAGGTTGAAGTGCTTGACCTTCACCTCATCGGCGTTGAGCAGCTTGCCCGTGCGTTCTTCGAATTCGAGTTTGGCCAGACGCGCGGCGTAGGCCTCGCGGATGGCACGGCTGGTCTGGTAGTCGGGGGCGGTCGCCCGGGTTTCCAGGGGCGCTTGCGCCTCACGACTGGGAACCGGGGTGGAAACCGCCGGGGTTGCCACCTTGGCCGCACGTTTCGCGGCGTCGGTGTTCAGGTTCTGCGACGGCAGCGTATTGCGCTCCCATTGTGTGTCGGCCTTGGTCGGGTCAATGGTGCCGTCAGATTCTTTGCTGATGCGCCCGGCCTTGATGGCCTTGGCCACAGCGGTGTGGCTCACGCCACGGTGTTGGGCATAGGCCCGGATGGATAGTCCCATCGCATTCCTCCGGGCCAGGCGGTCATTCAAGTGAAAATTGGCTGGATCGCGGGGGTCCCCTGTGCGTGTAAACCTAGGTGGAAACTGGCAACCTGTTTGCAGCTCTGTCGCTAGGCAAGCGTCGCGCTGCGCGCGGCCCCCGCGCTTCAGATGGCCCGGGAGGACCCGTTTGATGTGTCCGATGCGTCAGGTCGCACGGGTGAGCTCCTCGCGCAACGACCGTTGCATCTGCCGTTGGTACTCACGCAGCGCCACGCTGCGTACCGTGTCGGCCATGCCAAAGCGCGGCTCCACCTTCTGATGGCGGCGCAGCAGGTACAAGGCCACGATACGCTTCTCGTCCCGGCGCTCGAATACGCTACCGGCGCGGTAGAACACGTTGTTCTTCGCCATCACCTGGCCCGGCCACTGGCTCTTGGGGATGACTCTGGTCTGGGCGGTCTGCGCCATCGGCCCGACGGGGATTGCCAGCTTGCCGGTCTTGGTGCCGCCAGACTCCTGCAGCGCCATGAACCGATCTCGCGACCAGACCTCGGCCATCATCGTGCGCGGCTTAGCTGGCGTGACGCCGATCCCTCGGCTAATCCACGGCCGGCGCAAGTTGAAGCGCTCGGGCAAACCGTCACGTACCGCATCGCGGGCATCGAAAGCCGTGCGGGTCAGCGCGCGGGCTGCAGCGTTCGGGACATGCTTCCGGGCCAAGTCTGACAAGTGCTCGGTCGCCTTGGCTACATCGGCAGTGACGTCAAGTTTCAGCATCAGCGGATTTCCGGCGGCGCGGAGTGGCAGGTGCTTCGGTTTCGGTAGAAGGCTCAGCAGCGATGCCTGCCTGCTGCGCCAGGATCTGTTCGGCAGTGGCGGTATCGACCTCGACCGTCAGGCCGGTGGCGAACGCGCGCGTGCCGCCGTCGCCGGTGATAACCACCGGACGGGTGATGAGCAGTTTCATGAGGGAGTCTCCAGCGCTGGGCAGGCAGGCGAACGCCAGACCCAGAAACGATAACGCCCACCAAGGTCTCCCCGGTGGGCGCATTTTTCAGCAGTACGGGATCACTGTACCTTGTGGTGTGACACGCTCCAAGAGTCTCTAGGGTCTGCGTTTTCGCATCTCACCGCACGAGCCCGTAATGCTTTGCTAATACCCCTAACGATGCGACCAAGATTCCCCTTGCCTCGTCCGCTCGCAGCGGTGATCCGTTCCAGCCTTGTCTGAACGCCCACTCACGAACCGACATACCAAGGCCAACTACGAACCACAGTGCAGCGCCGCCCGGACTGGAGGCTCCGCCAATCACCTCAAGCGTCTTTCCAATGCGCCGATGGGCAAATGCACACCGGTCTGTCATGGAATCTGGCGTTCGCGTGCCTTGATCGAACTTGATGAGCGACGGCGCTTTGATACCTGAAAGCTGTGCTGCGTAAAACTCTTCTTCAAAGATTCGACCCGCATCGTGCATCTGAATGGTGATCGTTTGATTGCGAAGCATGATGGCGAGTGAATCTACGCACCTGAAGTGCTCGACTGGCTGCTCCTCGTCATCCGATTCACGAACAAACTCGACGATCGAACCGTCCGGACGCAAAGCGCAATCACCAAGTCTCGGCTTGTTGGATTTGTTTTTTTTACGTTTGCTCATGACTGGTCTCCACTCTGTTTTGTTTCTTGGCGTCGTCCGTACATTCGTACCGCTATGGAGGTAAGAAACTCGCGATCCCACGAATCACGAACCTCCTCAATAGGGATCACGACCACACCTTGTTTGTGCCAGGCTGCAGCGCGCATCGCAGCCAGCTCCTCTGTGTTTGCCGGTGATTGGGCGGTGATTTTTCCTAGTGAACAGGGAATGGAGGGTTGACTCACTCGCATGCCACACCCCCTTGCGTAAGCGCCCAATCCAGCAGTGCCAGCGCATCGGCGTGGTTGTCGTCGACCGGATCAAAGCCGCGCGCCTTGGCGGCTGCGAGCATCTCGGCCTTGCCCGCATTGCCCTTGCCAGTCGCGTGCTTCTTGATCGTGCCCACCGGCACACCCTGGTACGGGATCTGGTGGTGCTCACACCAGGCGGTCAGATGTGCCATGAAGCCGCCGTAGGCATGAGCAGCATCAACGCCGGCATGTCTGCGTACTTCTTCAAAAACCACCCAGTCGATGCCGGAGCTGCACTGCTTAATCTCGGTGAGCCATCGCTTGAAACGTAGGTAGCGCATACCGCCGCCCTCGAAGCGTTGCGGCTTGAAGCACTCCGACCCACTACTCAGTGTGCCCTCGCGGTCGCGCAAGGCCCAGCCAGTTTGTGTGCCAAGATCCAGAGCAAGGATCGAGGTTGCGGATGACTGGGAACTGTCCCCTGCAGGATGGCCGCCAGACTTCCGACGTAGGTCAGAGGGACCCTCTGGTCCCTCTCCTACGTAGTAGGAGGGGGAGTTTTCGCCAACTTCAGAATAGGCGAAAGTCCAGTATTCATGCGGGTTTGCGCCAGTTGGCAAGTTGGCAGCGCTGCCAATTTGCCAATCTGCCGACAACGCTGTAACTCGTTGATGTGATTGCAGTTCAAGTTGGCAGGCGTCTGCCAACTTGCCAACTTCAGTTAAAAATCGGGGGAAGTTGGCAAACGTTTTGCCAACTTGGCGATACGTGTTCATGAGGGCTCCTGGGTGTCGTTGATGTCATCTTGGTAAACCCACACTTCGGGGTTCTCGACCGGCATTGCGGCCCCTGACTGCGGGCATTTGTAGTGGGTGGGGAGGACAGTTCTGCTCTCGAACAACACTTCCCCGGTCTGTGAATCAGGGGGTCCGATTGCCATTTGCAACACCATGCCCTCCACGCACAGGTACCCAAACTTCGTGCGTGCAGCAGGCAGTCCGTAATCAGCTGCGTTACGGAAATACTTGATGTAGCCCTGGGTTGAGAGCGCGGAAAGGCGCTCACGGATGGTGCGCTCGCCACCGAGCCCAGCTTTGCCCTCAAAGCCTTCAGCAAACTGATTGGCGGTGTAGCAGCGCCCCTTGCCGGCTTCGTCGAACAGGATTTGTAGGATGGCGTCGCGCTTGCGGCGGCGCTCGGCATCCAAGCGCTGGCCG